CTTTGTCGGCATCTAAGCCAATACATCGTCCTTGGGAATCCAACAGTTGAAACTGTTCCATAGCTTCAACTCTCATACTAAAGTCAACCCTCCGTTGACCGGAAAATGGTGCTACTGACCACGCTAATGCATTCAAATCCATGATGTGACCGTTGACTAAGACTAATAAGGGTTTAACCAAATTTCTGCCTTTGCCTTCGATATCAGCTTTTGGTGCAAAAGTGACTTGATTATTACACAACATAAGTAAGATGTCAATTGGATTAATGTCCGTCTTATTCGGATTTCCATTTCCAAAATCGTCTAACATAGCTACAGTAGTTGAAGTCTTCCAAGTGTTCCAGAATTTATCTTCCGGTCTAATGACCGATCGATATTTCCTATCTAAAGACATACCCATGCTAGTAAGCAAAGCATCTATACACAGATCGCCAATAGTAGTCTTTCCTTGTGCACTATCTCCGAAGAATCCAATTGTGAATGGAGCGGTTCTAGACCCTCCACTCAATAGCATTGTATTATAATCATTATGGATAGCTAATAAAGCCCTGATTCTATCACTAATAATTTTCTTATCGAATCCTGTTAGTGAATGGCTCATATCTTGAAATCTACGTGTCACATATTCAAGCTTTTCCAAGAATTTCTCTTCAGTAAAACTTGTTTGCAATTCTAAATTACCATTTTGAACTAAACTCCACATTTGAGCTATTTCATTATAGTCTTTATCTAGTGTTGCTGCGTCACAATCATTCATGAGCAAAGGTTTAATTGACTTAGTTGCAAAACACATGTATGCACCCTCAATAAAGAAGGTACATGCGTTCATAATTGCATCTACAATATCTAGTGCTGTCATGTCTCGTCTGAGTATTTCTTCATTAAATATGTCAAAACCCTTAATCGTAAAAGCTAAATCTGCGGCATCACAGAGTCCCGCTGCTACTAAAGCATTGAGAAGTTTATAAATGCGTTTATAAGCATTATTCTCGCGGAACATCTTCCATCCATCTTTGAGATCTCCTAGTTCTATTAACCAGTCTGGTCTACCCATTTGGACTTCTATGCCGTCATCTGATTCAGTAACATCCATATCCTCCTTAAAAGTGTCTTGAATTACGTCTGTCATGGTTTTCAATAGTGATCCCTTAAAGTGATCTCTAGTATAAGCTAATAAGCTCGCCATAACTCCATGTACATTCTCTGCACTCTGTATTCCATAAAAGCAAATGATCAATCCTTCTATATGTCTGACGACAGTGTCATCAAAAACACCATCTAATCCATAAATTCCTGAAGTCTTGAAAAAGTTATTTACAAACGTCATTGCTTTATCCGCTCTAATTGAATCCGACATTTGCGGAATTCGGTTCTCATACTGAATTTCAAATCCTTCTATAGTTTCGTAAAACTCATCGTAGTCTTCGTCATCTAATATTTGTCGAGCGTCGAAATATTTATCGTCGTTTATTATTACCAAATCGTTGGTTTCATTGTTATCATACTCCTCTTTCGTGTGGTATACGTCCTTTGATGCTGATATCTCCAAAGGAAGAGTCCCTAAACAAGGGTGCAAAGTTATGTTTTCTTGCACAGAATTAATCTTGCAAGTCGCATATTTATGGCTCAGTGAGCCAATGGAGCGAGCACTTTTTCGTGCACACCCCGGTACTCGGGTAGAGTACATTATGCCAAGAATTTGTAGTCTCATGCAAGCGAATTTGCACTATCTACAGGTACCGGCAAGACCTGAAAAGCGATATACGCAGAAGCTTATTAATTTCGGTATACAATCTAAGCGTAAATTGCACACAGAGTGATATTCTCTGAATTGCTTCACTAAGCAATCCTCCACTAAATTCCTCCAACACACGGTCTGATGGCCGTCTATACATCGAATTTGGTTCATTTTCTGACTGAGGAGAACTAATCCTCTTTTAGATAAAACATATTACTATTTTGCGCAGCTGCATGCTGCAATATACAAAAAGAGAGAGCGTCGCAACGCTCTAAATTTCTATATCTTAATACAACAGAAATCTGCTACAAAGCGTTAGCAACGCATACTTGGG